ATCTTCACCAAATACCGCTTCTCTTTCTCGACCTCGTAGCCGTCAAGCCAAGCTCGAGCGAATAAATCTCCGTTCCCGTCAATCCAACGGTTTACATTTTCGTAATAACCGTTTTTTGAGTCATTTTTAAGGTTATCTAATACATCGAAAACAGATTGTTCACCAAGTGTTTCTTCTCGCCAATCGCTTTGCTCTAGCCAATCTGCCACGAACTGCGGGATGGTGACTTTCCCTGGTTCGTCTAGTTGTTTCACTAGTTCCAAAAGCCCTTTTCTGCTGATGTCAATTTTATCGACGATAGGACCCTCTTTGTAAGGCAAATCCTCGATATGTTTAATTAATTCTTGTTTCTTCATTCTTCCTGCTCCTTTAACTTACCTTGTGGTTTTCCAGGTCTCCGAATTCCTGGCCATAGTTGACAAAGTACGAACCAATCAGAATCGCATCAGCCTCATCATCTTTAACGTTCAGGTCGAATGTTTCGGACACTTTAGCAACCGCCTGCAGCTTCATTGATTTCTTGCTACGGTCTTTGTAGCTGAACTTCCAATACTTGCGCCAGGTCGACACGTTGACAAAATACACGTTGTCAGCAATCAACCGTCCAAGGATAATTCCTGTCACAATTCCAATACTGATCATGGACTGCTGATTTGGCCCCATAACCGAATTTTTCTCGACCACAATCGATTCAAAAGGCTCGTCATATTTCTGCAAGGCTCTTGATTGAATCGCTCTTAACTCGCTAGCCATGAAGCGCCCACGCTCAAAGAAAGACTTGCTTTTATGTTTTAAGACACCACTCTGGACAAGGTCAGAGCCGTGAAACACGGCCCATCCTGTCGCAGTGGTTGAAATGTCTAACGATAAGGTCAGATTTTTCATTGTAGTTCTCCCTTAATACCACAAATGTCAAAGAGATTGCGCTTGTTATCTTCAACGAATTCAAAGAACTTCTGAAGCTCGGCCAAGTGGCGCTTTTCTCTTTTGATCCCAAGGCTCGTATGATACTCTGTCGGAACTTTCGGTGTTGCCTTAATATCTAGCCAATAAAGAGGCTCGAACACGTCGCCACTTGTGTCAAGAGAAGCATCTGCGTCCGTATTTCTGAGTATATCAATTTTATTAAGCATTTGTTTTTCTCCTTTAAAATAATTTTATTTGTGACTTATAATTTTCAAGTCTCTGTTGAGCAAGGTTGAAGATGTCTTTGTCAAGCTCACAACCAACATACTCAAAACCTAACTCCTGACAAGCAATCAAGCTACTTGCTGAACCGACATGAGTATCAAGAATCTTGTCTCCGTCTTTTGCGTAGTTTTGCAGCAACCAGAAATAAAGATTGATGGGTTTTTGGGTTGGATGAATTCTAACCTCATTCAAAGCCTTGTTTCCTTGCTGGATATGACCTTCGGATATTGACTTCCCTTGCATCATGCCATTCCACATATAGCGAAATAGGCGCGTGCTATCATGCAAACTGGAGTACGCCAACTCACAATCTGAAAAACTTGAATGACCATTAACCTTGTCCCATACAATACGGCCAGAACTGAAAGAGTAGTTGAAATAGTTCACGCCCCAAATAATTTGATTTTTTGAAACTCTAAATAATTCATCAAAATAATCTTTTCCTGGGACTTCCCATTTAGTTGTTTCTCCGTACAATCTATGAACTCCTATAGGACTGATTTTGTTCCCATAAAATTCTCTTTGTTCTGGACCAGAAAAATATGGTGGATCTACAATAGCTAAATCAAAATAGTTATCAGGATATCTTTTCATGACATCCATACAATCTTCGTTGAGAAATAATTTCAAGTTATCACCTCATTCCAATTTCTTTGCGATAGCAGCGATAACATTGACTGTCACGCTATTTCCTGCTTGTTTGTATAATTGACTGTTGCTATTTACCTCTTGCGCCTTGTCAAATGCCCAATCTGGAAAACCTTGTAATCTCCAACATTCACGAGGTGTTAGTTTTCTAATTCTAAAGTCAGTATTTACTACTCCTTGACTTTCTCCAGTCAATAAAGTATTTGCTATCTGCTTACCAACTCTGCCTCTGCGAGTTTTAGAGTTTGGATGTGATAGATTTACGCTATCGCCAACCTCTGCTTCTGCATAACCTTGAGAGGTTGCCTCTGTTATTTTTAAAACATTGTTTTCGTGATAGCTATTCCTAGTCAAAGTAGGAGCTATTTCATGCACTCCACCTTGATTATAGCCATGACCACGCTGAATGATTTTAGGTTCAAGACCTCCGCCTTGATATGCTCTGATTGTTGGTGCGATACCGTCTGTTTCGTAAACCACACCACATTGATTAAAATTTGGCTGCAAAACTCCGAATTGTTTTATGGTATTGCTTTTTATGGCTATCTTTTGCCCCTCTCCTTTGTTTGTGGTTAGTGTAGGAGCTAGGCCGTCAGCTTGATAGACTTCCCTGTTCATCCCGTTGCCAGATGGGTTTACATTGCCAATTTTCACGACTGATTGGCTACTAATTGACTGACTTTCTCCGCTGAGAGGAAAAATTCTTCTGGTACGTTCTCCTCTAAAATGTCCGATAATGAAAACACGTTCCCGATTTTGGGGGACTCCAAAATCCTTGCTGTTAAGCACTTGCCATTCCACGTTGTACCCCAATTCATCCAATGTTGAGATAATGGTCTCGAATGTAATTCCGTTTTCATGGTTGAGCAGGCCTCTGACATTCTCAAGGAATAGATATCGAGGTCTGAGAATAGATGCGAACCGTGCAATTTCAAAAAACAAAGTTCCTCGTGTATCTTCAAAACCTCGTCTGTTTCCTGCAATGCTGAAAGCCTGGCACGGAAAACCTCCACAGATAACGTCCACACTTCCGAATCCTCGAATAGACTCATCTGTGACTGTTGTGATGTCATGTAGCTCTATTTCTCCTTTCGTGTTGTGTATGGCTTTATAAGACTTGCGAGCAAATTTGTCAATTTCGCAAAACCCTACACATTCATGACCGGCGGATTCCATTCCCAGACGAAATCCACCGATACCAGCAAATAAATCTAAAAATTTCATTTTTTTATTTTAAAAAAACGCGACTGCCTTTGTGTGAGTTTGGCTAAATACGGGCAGTCGCTCGTCCAAGGTCACATGACCTTCATTGACGTTTTCTAGTTCGCTTTTTTCGTGGTTCACGGCACGTTAGTTTATTTATTTGATTTTTTGGTCCAGTTCTTCTTGCGTCAATGGCTCAATACGTTGATAGCCTTTGACGATGTAGTTCTTCTTGTACTCGAATCCTAAATCCGCAAGACTAGCCTTGAAACGGTCTTTTTCGGATGTGTCTACAAAATACACCTCCAAAGTCATTTTTTGGGTATATCGTTTTAGGTCGTTTTCACCCCCTCTGAGAGCGTTCTGCTCATTTTGGGGGATTTGCCCACCGTCCAAGATTTCGCCTGTCTCTGGGTCAAAATTTGGGGTCTCCGTTGATTTTGGAGCTTGCTCTTGCTGTTTTGTTTGTTGGGCTGCTAAAAGTTCCTGACTTTCTCGCTCTGCTCGTTCTTGAGCCTGTCTGATTTCTTCCTTTTGCTTTTCAAAAGCGTGGTCTGCCTTAATTTGCTCCAGAATTTCAACCAAGGTCAAATCTTTCAGCATGCGAATATATGGCTGATCTGTCATTCCATATTCTTCACATTGCCCTGAAATCGCTGAGATGTTCTTCTTGTGCTCTTCTTGTTTCTGAAATTCAAACGTGACCATGTCGTCAAGACTTTTCATTGTAGCTTTCTTAAGCGTAACGCCGTCAGCCATGAAATCGCCAGCTTTTACATAATCAAGGGCCTTTTCATCAAAGAGACGGGGGTCCAGCATGTACTCAGCCGATTTGTTGGCTAGATAGCCTTTGACAGTGTCAATTCGGACGGCCTTTTGATGTTCTTCAAATTCTTTGACATCACTAGCAATCTTAGTAATGATGTCTTTTAACGGTTGGATGGCATTCCTGATATACTTGTCAAATTCGTCAGCTGGTTCAGATAAGACTTTCTTATTCCTTATCCGCTCGTCAGAGACCTGCTTGTCTAATTTTCGTAGATCGGCAAGCGTCTGCTTGTCATCCTTGATAGTTGCAGCTGTAACCGTATAATTTTGATACTTGGTTACAACCTCATTGATATTCTGCTCAAATTTATCACGGTCAACGATTTCAACCTGTGCCTGTGTTACTTTTACCTGTAATTCTTGCATGTTGTCCTCCTAGTATTCTAGTTCACCGTCTAGCAATTCACCCTGTATTGGCTCCTCAGCTTGAGCAGGTTCAGGATCTGCATGATTTGCCTCTTGCTCTTTGTTGAATTGCTCAATCTCAGTCATCTTGCGTGCTACAACATCCTCACGGCTTTCTTGAGGAGTTACATCGATAGGTGCTGCTTGCTCCATTTCCTCGCTAGTGTAGAGTCCGCCTACATCTTCTGAGAATGAATCACGAACCGCTGCAACGATAGCGACTTTTTCAATCATTTGCCCTGGAGCTTTCTGCCACCAGTTCTTGCCAGTGTTATATGCTGACAACTCTACTTCACGATAGACTGGTCTTGTTCGGTCTTTGCGATAGACCTCACACCAGCCACCGATTAGAGTGCTATTTTTTGGCAATATAACGCCTTTTTTGTTTTTCAATTCTCCGCTTGCATCTTCGTAGATGATCCCGCTTTCAAATCCATCATAATTTGGATTTTGTTCGGCTCGTTTCATGAAGGCGTCCTTTGAAACAACGATTTGAGCGGGATTGTTACCGTATTTAATAAAATAAACTTCTTTTGTGAACGGGTTTAAATTACGATTTTTAACAATTGCTAACAATGTCTGCAATTCCTGCGGGCTTGCTTGATGTTTTGGGTCAACGAAATTTCTCAAAGTTGCTCCGTCAAGTTTCTGTAAATCTGTTAAATATGCTCCTTTTGTTTGCGCTAGTTCGTTTGTCATTTCTTTCTTCCTTTCGTTCTCTTTAAATTCCAATTTTCACGCTTCAAGCGTCTGTTTGCGTTTTGCAATTTCAAAATAATATTTTGTTGCTCGTTGATAATTTTCCCAAGTTCTCGGCCAAGATGGATATAGTCAGACCGCCAATTGTCGATTTCTGCGTGTAATTCTTCAATCATGCTCTAACTTCCAATACTTATCTAAATCCACGGCCATGACGATGGACAAGTTCTTCTGCTCGGTCAGAATCTGTCTGCGATACGGTGCTAGACCTGCCTGCCTTTCTTCTTCATTTCGAGGAAGATAGTATCCGTTCGGTTTAAATTTCTTGGCAACTATCGGATGTTTGAAGTTCACTCGCAGGCTTTCAATCACTTGCTCAAGCATACGCTTTGACAGACCTGTTTCTTTTCGGATGTCCAATGCCGTGATAGGCTCTTCAAAACTGGCTCGGTTAATAATCAAATTCAAGACCTCTGTCTCAGTTTCGTTCATTTCTCTACTGATCATGTGTGCTCCTTTCGCTTTTAAACTTCATCACCTACATATCGATACTGACCGCATCCAATATATACGAACTGGCTTGGGTCGAGTTCTTCCCTGGGTTCGGGCGGTTGCATTATGTCTCTGTCGTAATCAAACATGAGCATACACCTTCCCTAGTTCCAGGACTCGCTTCACATATCGAACTTTAGATGTCAAACCGAGATCCAGCAATTCGTTTTTTTCTTCATTGTTGGCCAAAAGCCACACACGGTTTTCAAGTTCAATTCTGTTCATCTTCCTGCTCCACCTCTTCAGCTTTCACTTTGACATCTAGACGTTTCATGGCTTCTTCTACTGACTTGCCGTCCAAGATGTCCTTGAGTACGTGGCTTACATCATGGATTGCTTGAGCCTTCGCCTTGCTTCTTTCAGTCTCTGGCATCAAGCCCATATCTTGTAGAGCTAGAAACGCAAGACTGAAAGCATGCATTTCTTTCTGAAGTTGTTTGATTTTTTTGATTGCTTTTAGTGCTTTAAACATATTGTTCTCCTTTTTCCTTTATTCTCCGACTTTCCAAATTCGACAACGGGATTCCACTCCAGAAGAAGTCTTGTCTTGAAATTCCCAGTCATTGCCATAAACTCCCGCAGCTTCATACGAAGCTGATTTCAAATAAGCAATAGCTTCTTCCTTAGTCTCGAAAACAGTAGCCGAATAATCTTGCTTGCCAATTGGCAAAAAGTCACGTCCAATCATACTGAAATCCTCGTTTCCAGTTTCAGTATTCTTGACATGGATTGATATAATGTACATCTACATTTCTCCTTGCAGTCTAGCCTTGATATCAAAGTTTTCTTTGTACTTGTAGGCAGCAAGCTCCTGCTTCAAATTGTAGTTTTCTTGCTCGAAAGCAAAGCGACGTTTGCGCTCTTCGAGAAGGTCTTCGTTAAGTTCGACTGCGACTACTCTCCAGTCAAGGCTTACTTCATGGATGATTCCCTCAAGACCGAGTTTTAATTTAGTAAGTAATTTCATTAAGCTACCTCTTCCTCTTTGTCGAGCATTTCGTTTGCAATTCCGTTCCAAATATCATAGAAACGATGATTTTTTGGGATAATAATTGGTTCATCTGGTTCTAATTTTCGACCGTAAGCATATACTGTGACTTTCATTTTGACCCCTTTCGTGGTATAATTTCCTTGAATAATTTTGTCATGCGCCTGATTGCCGTCAGGTGCTTTTTATTTTTATGTCGTGTAGACACTTCCATTTGTCGCATAATACGTCAGCTCGTTCATCTTATTTGTGAATCGCTCGTCTGTCGTGATCATCAACCGTTCTTTAAGCAGAGTCGATAGTCCGTAAAATCGGCTCTCGAACTNNTTTAAAGGCATTCGTCTTCATGTTTCCTTTCGTTATTCTATCTACGAGACTTTGCTCGTAAAGTTCTTTGAGGTGCTTGCCCTCAAAATTAGTTGTGATAATTGTATTCGTCCTGTTCTCAAGTATTTGATACAGGATTTTTTGCATCCAGTTGTTGCCTTGTCTGATTTCATTCCCGACACTCGACTCTTTGCCGAGGTCGTCCAAAACCAAGAAGTCGACACCTTGCAGGAACTTCACGACAGAGCGCTGTTCCCATTTTGAGTCCTTGTATTGAAAAGCCTCTTGCATCCGAGAGAATAACTCCATGGACGGCATATAGACGACCGACTTGCGGACTTGGAGCATTTGAAAGCTCTCGTTTAAGGTCTTAGCTATCCCGACGGCCAGATGGCTCTTGCCAACTCCAGGCGGTCCAGAGATAATCGTATTTCCTTCATATCGCTCTTTCACATAGTCAGCCGTTACACGCTTAGCGAAATTGACTGCTTCAGCATCCTGCTCTGTATGGATTTCAAAATTCCCAACAGTCGCATTTTTCAAATCGTTTGGGATGATGCTCTCTTTCATAAATAGAGAGTAGGATCTTGTATCTCTGATTTGAGCTTCAGCAATGGCTAACTGCTCGCTTGCGTTCTGGTCGATGATCTCTTGAACACATTCAGGACAATAGGTCAGGGTTCTGTGAGTGCAAGGATTGACTGACTGCCACATATAGACCCCTTCATGTTTGGGGCATTGTTGCTTCAACGTCTCAACCTGCAAGGCTCTTTCTTGCAATTCTTTGCTTGATACTACTTGCATGCGCACCCCCTAGAATCCAAGCCGTGGATCAAATCCATCATCTGACAATCTCAAGCGACCGTTTGACTTACTGCTTGACCGAGCAGGATTCTGCCTATTCTCGACCAGTTCAGCAGTAACAAGGCCTTTCTGCTTCCAGTCCCTCAAGATGCTACTTAGATACTTGAAATAAGGCTTACCGTTGCCGACACACTCCTTGATAGCTAACTTGATAACCTCTTTACTATGGTCTTGCAAGAATACTTTCAAGTCCTCGATTTCAAACGGTGTTGGGTATCGTCCAAACTCTGACAAAATCCAATCATGAACAATTCCCAAATCATTTTGTGGTGGGGTGTCCTCTACACTATATAAAGAGTTAGCACCAGCACCCTCTGGCTCACTCAGTCTTGATATATTAGTCTTGATATTATCAGTCTTGATTGACTGTAATTTTTCCAGTTCTTGAC